CCAAGTACTGGCGCGTTTACCAGTATTGCTCTAAGCACAAGTACTGTTGCCGCAGCTGGTAGCACTAACGCTGATGCCGCTGCGATGACCACAGGCTTTAACTTGGTTACAGCTGCAGACGCAACCAAAGGCGTGATTTTGCCTAACGTAGACAATGGCACAATGATTTACGTCAAGAATTCATCTGCATCAGCATTAAAGGTTTATCCTGACAGCGGTGCGGCAATAAATGCTTTAACTGCAACTACTGGCGCATACAGCATGGCGGCACAGACTACTAGCATTTTTATTGCTTATGGCACTACCCAATGGTATAGCTTGCCATTAGTAGCATCTTAATGAACGAAGCAGCCCTAATAGCCAGGATTGATCTCCTAACCGCCCAGGCCCGTCAAATGGAACAAAACCTCCAGGCGATCGGCGGGGCGATTCAGGACTGCCAATATTGGTTAACCCAACTGGAGCAAACCGATGCCGCTAATAAAGTCGATGACACCCAAAGCGCTGAAGGCTAATATCAAAAAAGAGATAGAAGCTGGCAAGCCGCCTAAACAAGCGGTGGCAATTGCCTATTCTGTTAAACGGGAAGTTGAAAAGAAAAAGCCAGCTAAAAAGAAATGACCAAGCACGACAAACCCATAGCTCACAAGACCACAGGGAAGGGTAAGACCTACAACCCAACGGACAAGGGCGCGGGCATGACCGCTAAAGGCCGTGCTGAATACAACGCCAAGAACAATAGCAATTTAAAGCCCCCAGCACCTAATCCGAAGACCAAAAAAGACGAAGGCCGCAAGGCCAGCTTTTGTGCCAGGATGGAAGGTGTAGTCAAAAACGCCAAAGGACCAGCTGAACGGGCCAAGGCATCACTAAAGAACTGGAACTGCTAATGAAACCTGGACTCTATGCCAACATCCACAAAAAGCAAGAACGGATAGCCAAGCAAAAGGCCGAAGGCAAACCCGTAGAACGTATGCGTTCGCCTGGTAGCAAAGGCGCACCCACAGCTGCAGCATTCAAACAATCCGCTAAGACAGCTAAGAAATGACAGACCTAATCGAAAAGCGCCCAGTAGGTCGCCCTAGTCTTTATGACCCCGCATTCTGCGACCAGGTTATAGAGTTAGGCAGCCAGGGCAAATCCATAGAACAAATAGCCGCAAAGCTAGGGGTTTCTACTAGGGTGCTATTCGATTGGAAAGACAAATATCCAGAATTTCTGCACGCCTTGGACCAGGCGAAGGAGCTGGAGCTTGATTGGTGGGAATCAATAGCCCAAAGCATGATGGTGGAAAACAAAGACGCTGCCAAACTAAACAGCGCGATCTGGTCCAGGTCAATGGCTGCACGATTTCCTAAGAAGTATCGGGAAAGCACCAAGACAGAGATAACAGGGGAAAACGGCGCACCGCTGCTGCAAGGTATCCAGGTCACATTTGTAAAGCCGAATGAATGACATAGTCAACCAGGCGATAGCTAAAGCGGAATTTCCAATTAAGCTCAAGGGCTTGTTTGAGAAAAGCCGCTACAAAGTCGCATACGGTGGACGGGGTGGAGCTAAGAGCTGGGGCATAGCCAGGGCGCTACTGATCAAAGGCGCTAAAGACCCAATGCGAATCCTTTGCGCCAGGGAATTCCAAACATCCATTAAAGACAGCGTCCACAAGCTGCTATGCGACCAGATCGAAGCGCTTGGACTGCTGGGATTTTATGAGATAACCCAAAACAGCATCCGCGGTAAGAACGGAACAGAGTTTGCCTTTGTCGGCCTACGCAACAACGTGGCAAACATTAAGAGTTACGAAGGCGTAGACGTTGTATGGGTGGAAGAAGCTCAAACAACCAGCCGCCTATCCTGGAACATCCTAATTCCAACCATCCGCAAACAGGGCAGCGAGATATGGATTAGCTTTAACCCAGAGCTGGAGACAGACGAAACATATCAGCGCTTTGTGCTGAAGCCGCCCGCGGACTGCATCCAGATCAAAATCAACTGGAGCGATAACCCCTGGTTTCCCGAAACCCTAATGCTGGAAAAGGACGCATTGAAAGAACGCGACCTGGAAGCATATAACCAGGTATGGGAAGGCCTATGCCGCCAATCAGTCGATGGCGCTATCTTCGCCAAGGAGCTGCAGCAAGCGGAGCTGGACGGACGATTGACTAAAGTCCCGTATGACGCAACCAAACCAGTTCATGCCGTGTTTGATCTGGGATGGGCCGACAGCACCGCTATTTGGTTTCTGCAGTTCGTGGGCATGGAAACCAGGCTAATCCGCTACATCGAAGACAGCCAGAAGACCATTAGCCACTACCTGGCGACCATGCAAACGTTTGGTTATGTGTACGACAAGGTATGGCTGCCACATGACGCAGAGAATAAAACCCTGGCTGCAGCTGGTCGGTCCATTGATGACATAGTGCGGGCAGCTGGATATAAAACCCAGATATTGCCCCGTGTGCCAATCCTGGACTCGATCAACGCTGCCAGGACCATATTTCCCAGCTGCTACTTCGACCGCGATAATGCTGCCGAAGGAATTAACTGCCTACGCCACTATAGATATGAAGTCGATCCAGTATCGGGCCAGTTCAGTCGAACCCCGTTACATGATCACTATTCCCACGGGGCGGACGCATTCCGCTACATTGCGCTAATGATCAAAGAACCAGGACCTAAAAAGGCCAAGGCCCAGGTTGCAATAGTCGCTGGTTGGATGGGATAATTAATTAAAGAGGTACACCAATGGCACGAACTAACGAAGCTAAAGACGAACGCATCCAGAAGGCAATAGACTTTTGGCATTTGAGCAATGATGCGGACTCTATGAACCGCGCCGAAGCTTTGCAAGATATTAAGTTTGCAGCTGGCGACCAATGGCCCGTGGAGATACAGAACTCGCGCAACCTGGAAGCCCGCCCTTGTTTAACGATTAACAAGATCGATGCCTATATCCGCCAGGTGACAAACCAGCAGCGTATGCAGCGCCCCAGGATCAAAGTGCAGCCAGTAAACAACCTGGCAGATTACAAGATCGCCCAGGTGATCGAAGGCATGACCAGGCACATCGAAGTTAATTCAAACGCTGATACGGCCTACGATACGGCCTTCGACTACGCGGTGCGGATGGGCTGGGGCTACTGGCGCATAAACACCCGCTACGTTAGCGAAGATTCGTTCGACCAGGAAATCTACATCGATACGATCGACAATCCGTTTACCGTTTACTTCGACCCTAATTCAATATTGCCAGACGGATCGGACGCTGAAAAGTGCCTGATCACGACCGTAATGGATAAGAAGGTTTTCCGCGAATATTACCCAGGCGCGGACGATGGTGCTAACTTCACGCAGCGATCTACGGGTGACGATACAGCCAGCTGGATCACCAAAGAAGACATTCGCATAGCTGAATACTTTTATGTAGAACGCGAACGCGCCAAGCTTTACCAATTGAGCGATAACACCGTCCACTTTGCCGACTCTGCTAACTTCTTCGAAAAGGTCGAAGCAATGGGTTTATCCATTGAAGACGAACGCGACACATTCCGCAAGGCCGTGAAGTGGTGCAAGATGACCGCCCTGGAAATCTTGGAAGAGAAAACCTGGGCTGGTAAATATATCCCCGTTGTTCCGTGCTACGGCGCACAAGTAATCGTGGACGATCGCCGCAAGCGTTACGGCCTGGTACGGTTTGCTAAAGACCCCCAGCGGATGTATAACTTCTGGCGCACCAGCATGACCGAATCGGTTGCGCTAGCTCCAAAGGCCAAATGGTTGCTGGCAGAAGGCCAGGACGAAGGCCACGAAAACGAATGGGCATTGGCTAACATCAAATCCAGCCCCGTCCTACGCTACAAGCAAAAAGACATTGAAGGCGTACAAGCGCCCGTGCCGCAAAGACTGCAGCCAGAAGCACCGCCCGCGGGCATCATGGAAGCAGCTGGCGCTATATCTGCCGACTTGCAAATGGTCCTGGGCATACTCGATCCGAACCAGCTGCCAACGGGCAACATATCAGGCAAGGCATTGGCTGGGCAGCAAAGCCAGGTCGACTTATCAAACTTCCACTTCTACGACAACATGACCAGGTCGATCCGTCACACGGGCAAAATCATCCTGGACTTGATCCCCAAAATCTATGACACAAACCGCGTGATGCGGATCATTGGATCGGACGGGCAGCCTGACATGACCACGATCAACGAGAAAACCGAAGTGGGCAAAGTGCTAAACGATGTCACGGTCGGCGAATACGATGTGGTTATGGATACTGGACCAGGATTCCAAACCAAGCGCCAGCAAGCAGTAGAAGCCATGATGCCGCTGCTAACGGGCAACGAACAGCTATTTAATATTGCTGGCGACCTGGTGTTTAGGAATATGGATTTCCCTGGTGCGGACGTAATAGCCGACCGCCTGGCATCCATGAACCCAATGGCCCAGGTTGACGAAAAGTCGGATGTGCCGCCCCAGGTCCAAATGGAATTGGCAAACAACAAAAAGCAAATGCAAGAAATGCAGCAGCAGCTCCAGGCCGCGCAGCTGGAAATCAACAACCGCGGTCAAGTGGCGCAGATACGCGAAGAAGGTGCAACCAAGCGCAAGCTTATGGACGTTACCGCCAGGGCGCACAACACCGAAACAATGGCAGAAGTCAGAGTTAACGACCAAAATACCCGATCACTTACAAGCCAGAATAAGACAGAAATCGAAGCGATCGTGGAATTGTTGCTGCACAACATGGACACAAACCGCCTTATGCAAGAAATTGAAAAGCGCAACCTGGAACAAGCCCAGTATTCAACCATTGCAGCAGCAGACATTGGACACGGTGCAAGCCCATTTACGCAGCAAGAACAAATGCAGCCGCCAATGGAACAACAACCTATGCAATAAGCTTGACAAGTGAGTAATTTCGGGTAATATCGCCCAAAACCCTTACCCGTGGGGTTCACGGGGCAAATTCTTTGAGGAAACTCAATGTCAGAAGTAGCAGAACGACTTGCAGCCAATGTGGTTACAAGTGAAAATTTAGCGGAATTTAACGCCAAACGAATGGGTTTAGCTGATCCATTACCTTCAGAAGCCGCGGCTGCCGTAGAGGAAACTCCAGCAGAACCGACCGAAGAGGTAAGCCAGAGTGAACCAAGTGGTGAAGATGAAGCGAAAGCAACGGAAGAACGCAAGCCAAATCCAAAATTGGAAAGGCGGTTTTCTCAGATAACTAAAGAGCGCGAATCAGCACGGGAAGAAGCCCGTAGGGAACGCGAACTAAGGGAATCTTTGGAAGTCCAGGTTAAGGAGCTGCAAGCCAGGTCACAGCCAAGCGCTGAACCGAAGTTTGATAGTGAACCGAAGCCAGAGCAGTTCACAGATATGTATGAGTACCAACAGGCTGCCATAGATTATCGTGTGGACCAGAAATTTGAGGCCGAAAAGCAGAGGTTAGAAAACGCCAGAGTTGAAGCCGAACGCATGAAGGTGGTAAACACCTGGGCGAAACGGGTGGAAACAGCAAAGGCAGAGATTCCAGACTTTGAAGACATGGTCGGATCGGCGGACGTTGCTGTAAGCAATGAAGTGCGCGATGCGATCTTCGAATCAGAGGTTGGACCTCGCGTTTTATATCACCTGGCAGAAAATCCCGACCTCGCGGAAAAGCTCAACGGCATGACCATGACAGCCGCTTTGAGAATGATTGGTAAATTGGAAACGCAATTCGAGAAAAAACCCGAAGAGCAATTGCAGAAGACCGTTGTTAACAAAAGTAAAGCGCCAGCACCGATTAACCCTATCAGATCGGCAGCCAACGGGCGAGATGTGAACCTGACTAGCGATGGTCAATTCCACGGTTCGTATCAATCCTGGAAGGCAGCACGACTTGCTGGGCGAATCCGCTAGCGTAACAAACGCAACAATCCAACATTTGGAGAAACTAAATGGCAAATAATTTACTAACGATCAGCATGATCACAAACGAAGCCTTAATGGTTTTGGAAAACGAGTTGACCTTTTCAGGCCAGGTCGATCGCAACTATGATGATCAGTTCGCGGTCACAGGGGCTAAAATTGGGGCAACTTTGAACGTTCGCCGCCCTGGTCGCTTTGTCGGAACTACTGGTCCAGCATTGAACGTTGAAGACTTTAACGAGACTTCAGTACCCGTTACTTTGTCTACCCAGTTCCACGTTGACACCCAATTTACTAGCCAAGACCTGGCTTTGTCATTGGATATGTTTAGCGATCGAATCTTGAAGCCCGCCGTTGCAGCAATTGCTAACAAGGTGGACTTTGACGGTTTGACAATGGCTAAGAACAACACCGCTAACATTGTTGGCACAGCTGGTACACCTCCAACTGGTCTTATTACATATTTGACCGCTGGTGCGTATCTTGATTCCGAAGGCGCACCACGCGATGGTCGCCGTTCATGTGTGATCGAACCCTTTACATCTGCAACCATCGTTGACAGCTTAAAAGGTTTGTTCGTTCCATCTGACGTAATCGGCAAGCAATACCAAAAAGGCATGATGGGCCGCGATTCCGCTGGCGTTAACTGGTACATGGACCAAAACGTTGTGGCACAAACTTTCGGTTCGTATGCAACTGCGACCCTGGCTTGTGCAACCACTACCGCTACTGGTTTCTTGACCTCTGGCTGGGCTTCTACTTCGACTATTGCGTTAACTGCCACGACCGCTACTGCTGGTCTGAAGCAAGGCGACGTAATCCAGATCGATGGCGTGTACGCTGTTAACCCACAGAACCGCCAGGCCTACGGCAGCAACAAGCTCCGTAACTTTGTGGTGACTTCCAACGTGACCGTGGCGACTTCTGGTACTACTTCAGTTACCGTTAGCCCCGCCGTGATTACAGCTGGTCAGTTCCAAAACGTGTCGATCCCGACTACTTCTGCAACTGCAGCAGTAACACCGTTTAACAAAACTGGTACGGTTTCCCCACAAAACATCGTTATGCACAAGAACGCATTCTGCTTGGCTACCGCCGACTTAGAATTGCCAGACGGTGTCCATTTCGCTGGACGCGCTAGTGATAAAGAACTAGGTTTGTCTTTAAGAGTAATACGCCAGTATACAATTAACAACGATAGTATTCCTACTCGCGTTGACGTGTTGTATGGCTGGGCCCCGCTATACCCTGAATTGGCTTGCCGCGTAGCAGCCTAAAGTTAATGGGGGCTAAACACCCCCGTTTCATTAAACATTTTTAAGGAATACATATCATGGCTAATCCAGGACCAGCAAGTACCACGACAATTCACCCATCTAACCTAGCATCTAACCAAGCGATCCGCCTTTTGGCCTTCGCTAGCGCCGTGCCAGTTAGCCAAACGGGTGACGCAGCTGTAACGCTTCCAATCAATAACACTTCTTCATATAACGTGCAATTTGTAGCGATCACAAACGCTAACGTTGACGTTAGTGGTGGTGCATTGGCTATTTGGACCGCGCCAGCTGGAACGGGAACTGAGATTGTTACCAACGCATCGTTGACTAGCAACACCAGCTCAACTTATGTCACCAACGCAACCGTAGTAGCTGGAACAAAAGCTAAACGTTTGACAGATCAAACCTTGTACGTCAGGGTTGGAACTGCCGTTGCTGGCGGTACTGTAGACGTATTTGTTTACGGGTACGACTTCAGCGAGTTTTAATCGTTGATTAAATAAGGGAAGGCCACTCTCAAAAGGGGTGGCTTTTTCCTTTTTGAAGCCTATAATTCAGACACAATTTTGAAGGATTGAACATGGTCAACACTTCCGTGATGCGATACAGCGGTCGCACTTATGCGCTAGACCTCACAACATCGGCAAGTGCTGCCACGTTGATTGAAGCCACAACAAACGATCAAACCAATTACGTTTCATTGCTAAATACTGGAACTGGTAAGGCTGCCGTTGAATTTTCTAATTCCAGCACCGTTACAACCCCCACTATTGCTGCAACTGGCGCAAGCGGATCATTTGTTCTTCCAGGTGGAATGACTTTCCCACTTTTAGTCGCTGCACCAAAAGCACCGTTCTACATCAAAGCCATTAGTTCAGGCACAAACACACTCTACATAACTGCTTGCCAGGCCGATTAATAAGGGGTGGCTATGTCCAACCAAACGTCAGTCACATCCACGATTAATATTGTGCCCGTCCAGGGCATATTTGATCCTGGTCCAGCCTTCACCCTTGTTTCGTTGATCGGACCAGCGGGAACGCCGTTTTATGCCAATATTTCGCCCAATCAATCGGGCTTGAATATTACAAACAGCACGATAAACAGCACCACGATCGGGGCGACTAGCCCTTCGACTGCTGCATTTACATCGGGCACGGTATCGGCAGCACCATCGGGCGCGACCGACATTGCAAACAAGCAATACGTTGACTATTACGCCGCTGGACTGAGCTGGAAAGCTCCCGTCACCGTAGCATCAACCGTCAACATTGCAGCCCTATCGGGGCTTTTAACCGTTGACACGGTCACGTTAGTAGCTGGCGAAACGGTCCTGGTTAAAAACCAAACTAATGCAGCTGATAACGGCATTTATGTGGTTGCAGCTGGCGCATGGACTCGCAGCGTTGGCGCGGATGTATGGGACGAATTTGTAGGCGCAATTGTTTTTGTTGTTGAAGGTTCACAAAGCGGTTCGGCCTGGTTCTGCACGGCGCAGCCAGGCGGCACTTTAGGCGTAACTGCAAATAATTGGTCTAACTTTTCGGTTGCATCGACTTACACCGCTGGTACGGGCTTAACCTTATCTGGCACACAATTTAGCATCACCAACACCGCGGTTACAGCTGCGGCCTATGGTTCAGCAACCCAGGTTGGCACATTCACCGTAAACGCCCAGGGCCAACTAACCCTAGCTGGAAACACCACGATAACGCCAGCAGTCGGTTCGATTACTGGTTTGGGTACTGGTGTGGCGACTTGGCTTGCAACGCCTTCTAGCGCGAATTTGGCTGCCGCGGTAACTGACGAAACAGGCAGCGGGGCTTTGGTATTTGCGACTAGCCCAAGCTTGGTTACTCCATTGCTTGGAACGCCAACATCTGGCAATTTCTCAACTGGCACATTTACCTGGCCTACGTTTAACCAAAACACCACGGGCAACGCAGCAACCGCAACAAGTGCAACAACCGCTACTAACCTGGCGGGCGGAGCTACTGGTTCGCTGCCATATCAAACTGCAGCTGGCGCAACAACATTTCTTGCTGCTGGCTCAAACGGTCAAGTTTTAACCCTGGCAGCTGGTGTTCCATCCTGGGCGGCTGCTGCAACGGGAACGGTTACTTCGGTAAGTGGAACAGGCACGGTTTCTGGCATTTCGTTGTCTGGAACGGTTACTAGCACAGGCAGCCTAACGCTAGGCGGAACGCTGGACCTATCTGCCCCGCCCGTTATTGGTGGCACAACGCCAAACACAATAACAGGCACAACCATTACAGCAAACACAAAGTTTGTCAGTAGTAATTTTGATGCAAGCGGTTCGGGTGGCGGTTCTTTGCGTAATGCAAGTAGTGCAGCTTGTTTGCAATGGGGCGCTGGTGGTGGTGTTAATTTAACTTTGGATGGCGCGTTCAATATGAACCCAGCCAACGCCACAATTTCAATTGCTCCAACGGGAACGGGAACACTCACAGTTAATCCCGCAACCGCTGGAACAATTAACAATGTTGCAATTGGTGGCACAACCGCATTAGCTGGAACATTTACTGATTTGCGGATAAATAACACATTGTCTTTAGCTGGTTCAACGGGAACAGCTGGATATGTTTTAACTTCCAATGGCGCTTCTGCACCTACATGGCAAGCTAACGCAAATGGTTTAGCAATTACCGATGACACCACTACAAATGCAACCCGTTATTTGGCCTTTACAAGCGCCACAACTGGTTCAATAACAGGCGCAAATGTATCGTCTACTAAATTGTCGTTTAACCCGTCAACGGGTTATTTGACTGTTACTGGACTGACTAGCCCAATTATCAACAACCCAACCATTACAAACTACACCGAAAGCGTTGTAGCGATTGGTAACTCAGGCACATCACAAACCCTAGCGCTGACAAACGGCACAGTTCAAACAGTAACCATGACGGGTAACTGCACCTTTACCATGCCGACTAATACTGCTGGAAAATCGTTTATTCTGATATGCACACAAGACGCAACGGGTTCTAGAACTGCGACATTTACAAGCGTTAAATGGCCCGCTGGCACAGCCCCAACACTAACAACTACCGCAAGCACAGGGCGAGACATATTGACCTTTGTTGCTGACGGCACTAACTGGTACGGCACTTACGCACAGGCGTTTGCATAATGCTTGCGGCAAAAAACGAACTATTTACCCGACCTAGCGGTGGCTACACCATAGCCCGTAGTGTGCGAACACGCGCTAGTGCTAGTGGTTACTTTAGTAGAACTCCCGCTAGTGCATCTAATCGTAAAACTTTTACTTTTAGTGCGTGGGTTAAACGGGGCGCTTTAACCTCAACACAAAGTTTTTTTACTGCGGCTGAAAGTGGTACATCAAACCCAAGGACAGATTGGCAATTTACATCTTCTGATACTTTAAACATTGGGTTTAACCCAACTGGTAGTTCATGGTCTGAGTCTTTTACCAATGCAGTTTTTCGTGACCCTTCTGCTTGGTATCATATTGTTGTCTCTGTTGATATGACACAGGCTACAAGTACCGACCGATTAAAAGTGTATGTCAATGGAATTGCTCAAACTTTTTCTTCCTATGCAGTACCCGCCCAAAATACAGATTTACCTGTTAATAATACTTGGGCGCACTCAATCGGTCGTTATCAGGCGGGAACTTCTCAATATGTTGACGGCTACCTAACCGAAATCAACTTCATTGACGGACAAGCCCTAACCCCATCTTCATTTGGTGAAACAGACTCCATCACAGGCGTATGGAAACCAAAAGCATATTCTGGTAGTTACGGCACAAATGGCTTTGAACTGAACTTCAGCGATAACAGCAACAACACAGCCGCCACTATCGGCAAGGACTACTCTGGCAACGGCAACAACTGGACACCTAACAACATTAGCGTGACTGCTGGTGCTACCTACGACAGCATGACCGATGTACCAACACTAACAAGTGCGACAGCGGCTAATTGGTGCGTGTGGAATCCTTTGGCTGTAGGAACAAACATAACCACAGCAAGCGGAAACTTAAATGCAACTGCTTCTAGCGCATCTAATGCAATGCTTCAAGGAACATTTGGTATTACTTCAGGAAAATGGTATTGGGAAGTAACTTTGTCATCTGGAACTTCTTTTTGGGGAGGTTCAATTATAAAAAGCACTAGATCGGA